AATGCCCTCGCCATCTGGATCGTAGGGCGCGGCGTGAATGGCACCGGATTTCCGGGGAGCTTTATGTTGCCGGATTGCTTACGGTAGTGGACCGGGCTATGCTGGCGGCTTATTGCCAGGCATATAGTCGATGGTTCGAGGCAGAGCGACAGCTTGCGAAAACCTCTCTTGTCATCGAGACCGATAAAGGCAATTTGATGGCTCATCCCCTGGTGGGAATCGCCAATCGGTCGATGGTCTTGATGCTCAAATTTGCGATCGAATTTGGAATGACGCCAAGCGCACGCGCGCGGGTGAAAGCCGAGCCGCTGAAGCCGGAAACCAGTTTGGTTGAGCTGCTATTTTCGGGTGTGAGCAATGAGCAACACTGATTTTTATTTCGATGAATGCGCCGCCCAGGTCGCCGTGAATTTCTTCGAGCGGCTACTGCACCACTCGAAGGGTGAGTGGGCCGGGCGACCATTTATATTAGAGGCATGGCAGCGTGATCAAATCATCCGCCCGCTGTTTGGCTGGAAACGATCCGACGGCACCCGCCGCTACCGCCGGGCTTACATCGAGGTACCCCGCAAAAATGGGAAATCCACCCTGGCCTCAGGGATCGCTTTATTTTTACTTTTTGCTGACGATGAACCCGGCGCTGAAATCTACAGCGCAGCAGCCGACCGTGATCAGGCCGGGATCGTTTTCGATGAGGCTAAAACGATGGTCGTTAACTCGCCCGAGCTGGACAAGCGAGCGCAGTGTTTCAAGCGTTCGATCATCGTGCAATCTACCTGGTCCACCTATCGCGTGCTATCGGCCGACGCGCCTACCAAACACGGCTTCAACGCCCACGGCGTGATATTCGATGAACTGCACGCCCAGCCCAACCGCGATTTGTGGGATGTGCTCAACACCTCCACCGGCGCGCGGCGACAGCCGCTCATGGTGATGATCACTACCGCCGGTTATGATCTCAACTCGATTTGCGGCGAGCAGCACGAGTACGCTCGCCAGGTGCTGGCCGGGATCATTGACGATCCTGAATTTTTTGCTTTCATCGCCGCCGCTGAGATGGACGACGATTGGCAGGATCCGGAGATTTGGAAAAAGGCCAACCCCAACCTGGGCATTTCAGTGAAATTCGATTATTTGCAAGCCGAAGCTCACCGCGCGGCGATGTCGCCCGCCTATCAAAATACCTTTCGCCGGCTACATCTCAATCAATGGACGCAACAGGAGACGCGCTGGATGCCGATCGAGGCCTGGGACACCTGCGCACAACCGATCAATGCCTCGCTACTCGAAAATGCTGGCTGCTATGGCGGACTCGACCTGGCCAGCACGTCGGACATTGCCTCGTTCGTGCTCGATTTCCCCGGTGAGCCGGGCGAGGAGGAACACCATGCCTGGCTGCCGTTTTTCTGGATCCCCGAGGAAAATATGATCGAACGGGCGCGCAAGGACCGCGTGCCTTACGACGCCTGGGTGCGGGATGGCCTGATCACGGCCACGCCGGGCAACGTGATTGATTATGCCTATATCGTTGCCAAGATCATCGAGATGGGTGAGCAATTTAACATCAAAGAGATTGCCTTCGACCGCTGGGGCGCGTTTCAGATCTCGCAGCAGCTCGAAGCGGCCAGGTTCACGATGGTCGGCTTCGGGCAGGGGTTCGTCTCGATGAGCGCGCCGACCAAAGAGTTGTTGCGGTTGGTTTTGAATGGCCGGCTGGCGCACGGCGGCAATCCGGTGCTGCGCTGGATGGCCGATAATATGGTAGTTTCGACCGATCCGGCGGGCAACGTCAAGCCGAACAAGGCCAGATCGCGCGAGAAAATTGACGGGATCGTGGCCGGGACGATGGCGCTCGACCGGGCGATCCGGCATGGCAACGAGAATAAATCGGTCTACGAAGGCCGAGGATTGCTGGAGCTATGAATTATCCGCTCTCCGAACGGGTTAGATTTGCCTGGCGGGCGCTCACCGACCGCCGTTTTCACGTTTCGCAAGAGCCACCGGGGTGGATTGATACCATCGGGCCCGGTTACGAGACCGTCACCGGGGTCACAGTCTCCCCCGATTCATCGCTGCAATTCATCGCCGTTTTTGCCTGCGTGCGCATCCTGGCCGAGACCATCGCCAGCCTGCCGCTGATCCTCTACCGGCGGCTGCCCGACGGCGGTAAGGAACGCGCGGTAGATCATCCACTCTATCCATTGTTGCACGATCTACCAAACGACGAGATGACCAGCTACGCCTGGCGCGAAACGCTGATGGGGCATGTGACCACCTGGGGCAACTGCTACAGCCAGATCGTCTTCGACCAGGGCGGGCGCGTGGCGTCGCTGTGGCCGCTGCGCCCCGACCAAATGCGAGTCGAGCGCAGCGCGCAGACCGGCAAGCTGGTTTATTTCTATCGCAAATCCAACGCCGCGCCCGAACAGCCCGTGCCGGCGGAGAATATCTTGCATATCCCCGGCCTGGGCTTCGACGGTATTACCGGCTACTCGCCCATCCAGCAGGCGCGCCAGGCGGTGGGGCTGGGCCTGGCCGCCGAGGAATTTGGGGCGCGTTTCTTCGGCAACGACGCCCGCCCTGGGGTGGTGCTGCAACACCCCGGCAAATTGGGCGTCGAAGCCCACGAGCGGCTGCGAAAATCGTGGGAGACGCGGCACGGCGGGCTGGACAAATCCCACCGGGTGGCGATCCTGGAGGAGGGATTGACGGTCAAGGAAATCGGCATCCCGCCCGAAGACGCGCAGTTCCTGGAGACGCGCAAATTCCAGGTGACCGAGATTGCCCGGCTGTACCGCATCCCACCCCATTTGCTGGCTGACCTGGACCGCGCCACATTCTCGAACATCGAGCAGCAATCGCTCGAATTCGTCATCCACACCATCCGGCCCTGGACGGTGCGCTGGGAGCAATCGCTCACCCACAAGCTGCTCACCCCGGACGAGCGCGGGCAGTATTTCATCGAATATTTGATCGACGGTCTGCTGCGCGGCGACATCACCGCCCGCTACGCGGCTTACGCCCAGGGGCGGCAGAACGGCTGGCTCTCGGCCAACGACATCCGCGAGCGGGAGAATATGAACCCGGTGGAGGGCGGCGACGTGTACCTGATCCCGCTCAATATGATCCCGGCGAGCGAAGCAGGTGCAGCACAGGCGGGGGCGCCTGCCAGAGCTGCTGAAGACGCGGCTATCGAGCAACGCCTGCAGAAGGTTATCAGACGGGATGAGAGTATTAGTCAACGACAAGCTATTTCATATTCCCATAAGCGAATTTTTAGAGAGGTAATGGGAAGAACGCTCAAACGTGAAACACAGGATATTGAACGTGCTGCCGAAAAATATTTAGGACATGGCGATGTAGCCCAATTTAATATATGGATCGATGAATTTTATCGAGATTT